CGTGGTTGTCTAACACCATAGCGTTGCAACTTTTTTGGCCTTTGGAGGTGTGGGTACCGGTCGTAGTCGCCGAGAGTACTGCGTACTCGGTCGGATGCCGTTTGAAAATTTTAAAAGTCTGAAAATAATTTTTTTTAAAAAAGTTGACGGATCCCGTCCGAGACGACATGTCGTCCGAGACCGGCTCTCCCAGTCGCGTCCGGCTCCCCGGGGTCCGCTAGCCGCTCCCGGTCCGAGACGGTTGGTTTGATAGTACTCGTGGTTGTCGACAACCATAAAAGTTGCAACTCTAGACTTCTTGGTTGTCTACCACCGTAGAGTTGCAACTTTTCTCGCCCTCTTGGGAGGTACTGCGTTTGAGCACCGTTCGTAGTCGCCGAGAGTACTGCGTACTCGGTCGGATGCCGTAGGAAAAATTTTAAAAGTCTGAAAATAATTTTTTTTAAAAAAGTTGACGGATCCCGTCCGGGACGACATGTCGTCCGAGACCGGATCCCCAGAGTCCGCTAGCCGCTTCCGGTCCGAGACGGGTTGGTCCCTGGTGCTCCCCACCGCCTGGAGTCGCCTTCGGCTCCCCCCCCACCGCCTGGAGTCGCAGTCGTACCTCGCAGTCGTACCTCGCTCTGAAAAAATAAAAATATCAAAGTTATGGTCTATAGAACCATAACAGTGTGCTAGTGGATTTTGGACGTTTTACAAAAGTTATGGTAGCTACAACCATAAACTTGAAAAGTTGTAAAAGAACCGTGACATGTACCCTTGCCGACCGATTTTGCTAGTGGATTCTTGGTATAACTAGCGATCGGGGGGTCATGAACCCGTTAAGGCGAGCGAGTAGCAAACGTGAGGGCTCCGGGCGACTCGGAGAGCAAGGAGATTTATTATGGTTGATGAAGAACCATAATAGTCCACTAGTGGATTTTGAATTTTTTGAAAAAATTTCAAGACATTTACTACCATAATAAAACAATGGGTTTGACTACCTCAGATGATAATACTACTACTACTACTACCATCAAGCAGCCACTGCTTTTAATAAATAAAAATGTTTCAAACGACCACAAAAGAGAGTTGCGTTTGAACGTGGCTCTTCACAGGTACTTTACGTACCCTGGAGATTACGAAATAAGAGCCGTAGGATTAAAAAGGACCACGTTGGCGAACAGCGGATTTTTTATGGTATCCGACATGAAATCTCTACAATGCTTTTACTGCACCCTAGAAATAAAGAGTTTGAGAGGTTGGACCAATCTCGACCCTTTTCAAATGAACGCTAAACATTTTTCAGAAAGCTTGGCCCTGAACGGGGTCGAATGCCCTTTAATGTCGGCGGAAAAAGTTGCCGACAATATTTTGATGACAGAGGACCTTAACATTGTCAGGAGTAATTTTGAGTCGTACCGACTGTTGTCTCTGTTGAAAAACTTTGATCCCTCAACATGGGTCAACGTCTCTGTATACGATCTGGCACGAGACGGCTTTTATTACTCTGGCGAGTCGGACAAGTGCGTTTGCTACTATTGTAAACTAGAAGTTAGGGGGTGGGAGCCGGGTGACAGTCCAAACGGAGAACACAACCGGTGGAACTCAAACTGTGGTAGGAACAACTACCGTGTCACTCTTTTAAACGTTGTTGTAGGGTCCGACGAGGACGTTGACCAGCTTAAGAAGCATAGAGTCGATATGAAAAAACTGGGTCCGAGAACAATCTTGATGCACCATCCTTCTATTTTCTTATCTTATGGTGACTTGGGAGTTTCAATCATAGACGAAGTAGATTTTACGGTAAAGTACGCCAAGTTTAAGACTCTTCACGAAAGACTGGCCACATTTGCAAACTGGCCCAAACAGATGATGTCGTCGCTGTCTCCACAGTACATGGCCGAAGTAGGTCTTTTTTACACTGGCGTGGGCGACAGAGTAATATGCTTCAAATGTGGGGGAGGCCTAAAGGATTGGGCTCTGACCGACGACCCCTGGGAAGAACATTGCAAATGGTTTGCAACGTGCTACTTGAGCAAGTGCAAAAAAAGGTCCCAGACCTTTGCCGAGTCGTCTCAGGTCGTCAACACAAACAACGGATCCATGTTGTGCAAAATTTGTAAAATTTCTACGGTCGACTGCGTACTACTGCCGTGCTCGCACATAAACAGTTGCGCGCTTTGCGCCGTTGACACGGTCAACTGCTCAGATTGTGGTGCCGGAAAACTAGGACTTGTAAAAATATACATGTAGTATCATTCTTCTACCGACTAACGGGCCGACAACAATATCGAGACGGCGGGACGTTGGTAGAAGAATACCACCATTAATAAATGATTTCGTATTCTGCTCTAACTAGTTACGGCAGAGTGACTCTACCCTCGGTAGAGTCCTGGAACGGCAACTCAAACATCGTGAGAGACCCCCCTTCTGGTATCCACACTAGAAGAATAATCAAAGTAGGGCATAACAACGAGCTTTTGGACAGGCAAGACGACTCTGGTAGTCGAATAAACGAAATGATAAATTTTTACGCTCGAGGGACGAACCCAATGGTTTCTGTGCAGTACTCAAACCATGGAAATTATTCGAGTGGTTTGATGGGTGTAGACGGTGGCGTGTCGGGGACGACCATGAGCAACGCTGTTATAGGAGGGGGTGGCAAACTCCCTCACAGAATCATGAACGACGGAGCTTTCAGACCCCCCATCATGAGACAAGAGGATTTGATGCCCTTGTCGCGCATGCCTCGATCTTGCACTAACGTGAACAGTAAGAGGTGCAGAGTCGACCAAACAAAGAGAATCGCCCCGGACGTTGTAGAATATTTCAAACAAGTGCACCGAGATAGTCAAATGATTCGAACAGACGTCTCTTCCAACCGGTCGAACGCTACCATGGCTAATCCCGAGCACAAAGAGACTACACCGTCAAACATTGATTTGATGGTGGTCAAAGACCCCATAACTGTCAACGTGACTTCGACTCGTTCGAACGCGACCATGGGAAATCCCAAAATGATGGGGTCGGAACCGTCAAACATTAGCTTGATGGTCAAGGACCCGTTGTTGAGATCAAACGTGACTTCAAACGCCAGAAGATTCAGGGACACTGGAGACTCTCGAACCATACCAGAGCTAAGTGTTCCGCTGCATGTGTCTCACGTGGATCAGCTAAACCATAAAAAAACCAGTAAACAAAATTATATCCACTCAGAGGTCCACCTCGACAGTGTTCCATCGAGGTCGCGGATACCGGCTTTGGCAGTGGCGCCAAACAGAAACAATTACGAGTTGAAGGGGGTGCCGGTGGTCATGTCGTCGGTAAGACCATCTCAACGCAAAGTGTCCAAATTCGGCGCTCATTCCGGGGGAACCATAGTCAGACCCAACCAAGTAGCTCCAATCACCGGCGCCGTCTTAAAGTCCAGGTGAGTCGTTAGTCCGTTAGTGCCCCCCGTCAACTTTCTAGCCACCGTCTTCAATAAATATTGCTACTAATAAATTGCCAAATATGTCAATGTCATCGTCAAACATAACCTCCGGGTTCATCGATATCGCAACTTTTGACGAGATCGAAAAATACATGTACGGTGGCCAAACAGCCACAGCGTACTTTGTAAGAGAAGTGAGAAAGTCGACTTGGTTCACTCAAGTCCCGGTGCCTCTTTCTAAAAATACTGGTAACGCCGCGTTCGGTCAAGATTGGTCAGTGTCCATTTCGAGGGCTGGGGATTATTTGCTTAATACGTGGTTGAGAGTCAACATCCCGCAAGTCACTCTAGTGGGCAGTCTTGCCAACACCTATTCCTTGAGATGGACGAAGAACTTGATGCACAACTTGATCCGCGAAGTGACCATAACTTTCAACGATTTGGTGGCTGCAAGATTCGACAACTATCACCTCGATTTTTGGTCAGCGTTCACCGTACCGGCTAGCAAACGCAACGGTTACGACAACATGATTGGTAACATTAGCACTTTGATCAACCCGGTTTCAAACGCTACCAGTACCGGAACCGGTGCCGTACTAGGAACGGCCAAGGGTATCAATTTAAACTTGCCGTTACCCTTCTTCTTCTCTCGAGATTCTGGGGTAGCTTTGCCCACAGCTGCACTACCGTACAACGAGATGCAGATCAACTTTAGCTTTAGAGATTGGACCAGTCTGCTGGTATTGACCACAAACACCCCTATTGCCGGAACCACTACAAACAATCCTTACATCCCTGTTGTGGTGGGTACTCATATCCAAAACGCTCCAGTTCTCGGAGGGGCTCAAGTTTGGGCCAACTACGCCATTGTTTCAAACGAGGAAAGACGTCGTATGGGATGCAGCGTCCGAGACATTTTGATTGAGCAAGTACAGACCGCTTCCCGTCAAAATTACACCCCGCTTACCAACGAGATGCCCACTTTTGACATTCGGTTTTCTCACGCCATCAAGGCGTTGTTCTTTGCCGTCCGAAACAAAACTAGCCCGGCCGAATGGTCCAACTACGCCACTTCGTCTCCCGTAGTGGCGGGTTCGTCAGTCAATTACGAACCGGTTGGTTCCTTTGACCCCATATCAGACACTACCCTCATTTACGAAAACACCAACAGACTAGGTTCTATGGGGTCGGACTACTTTTCGTTGGTCAATCCGTATTATCATGCTCCGACTATACCTTCTTTCATCGGATACCACATGTACTCGTATTCTCTAAAGTTTTTCGACCTAGATCCCATGGGAAGCACAAACTACGGCAAGTTGACCAACGTGTCGATCATACCAAAAGCTAGCCCGGTCGCCGTAGAAGCAGCCTCCGGCTCTAGTGCCGTAGCTGGTGCCAACTACCCACAATCTTACGAATTCGTGGTAGTAGCCTTGAACAACAACATTGTTCGAATCAGCGGTGGAGCCTTAGGTTTTCCAGTACTTTAAATCTAGTATAGTATTTTTAATCCTTTCGGAGGAGCATTATTTTTTAATCCTTTCGGAGGATTAAAAATTTTACCCGTAGTCGGACTAGATGTACTTGCCGTCGACGAGACTGTTACCCGTAATAACTACGGTACCCTTGCCGCTCACGTATACTGTGCCACCCGAAATCACCACGTCTTTTCCTCCGTCCGTACTTGGTACCGCCGAAGAACCAGGCACTATGAGATCATCTTCCGGAACCCACCTACGGCTTCGTTGTACACTGTCGTCGACTGGAGCAGGTGTGGGGGGTTCTGTAGAATCCGCAGAGCCGTCGACAGACGACGTGTATATGATTTTGCCACCCGAAATCACCACGTCTCCGGGACGAGGCACCGACGGAGGAGTAGGAGGAGTCGGTACAACTATATCAGCCGGAACCCACCTACGGCTTCGATGACGTAGACTTTCGACTTGAGTTGGTGCCGTAGATTCGGGAGCGTCGTCATTTGCCGAGATGGCCGCGATGGTAGTAGGTGTCGTTACTACGGTACTAGGTGCTTCTGTAGAGGTGCTAGTAGGTGTCGCCGTTGTCGAGGTGGTGCTAGTAGGTGCCGTCGTTGTCGAGGTGGTGCTAGTAGGTGCCGTCGTTGTCGAGGTGGTGCTAGTAGGAGCCGCCGTTGTCGAGGTGGTGCTAGTAGGTGCCGTCGTTGTCGAGGTGGTGCTAGTAGGTGCCGCCGTTGTCGAGGTGGTGCTAGTAGGTGCCGCCGTTGTCGAGGTGGTGCTATTAGGAGCATCTGTCGAGAGAATCTTTCGAATCGTAGAGCTAATCAATGGAATCGAGCCAGTCTCGCTGTCTGGATATTCAGCACTGCCATCATCCTCTTGGAGGGCCAAACGAGGATATTTGAGGGCGGCGAGAAAGTTTGAATATTCAACCCTAGAGGCTTGGTCTTCGATAGTAGTCAGCTCGACCGTGATTATACGCTTGTTGTCAACCAGGGTAGTTACGGGGGTACTAGCGTCGGTTGTGGTTTTGTTTACTCCATTAATTATGACATAGACCGGGGTGTGGTAGGTCGTGTTCATGTAAATGTAAATGAAGATTAAGGCTACCGTAGTCGCCAAGTTGAGAAGCCAATTTATGTAAAACAGCTTCTTAACGTGAACTTGCACGAATCTAGAATTTTTCAAGACCGTCTTAAAGTTCTCGGGTTCGTCATGGGGCGTTGCCGAGTAAACCCAGCTACGCTTGTCTTGTCCTTGTTTGTTTGTACTCATCTTTATTATTTTTATTTTACCAAAAATACCTCAGATGCAGTGAACTCACATGTGACTGATCGAGTGACCCAAGAACTGTGGGGATACGGGCTCCGAGGTTACCCATACAAACGTGTTGTCGGTACCACAGTTGTACATCTTTCTAAAATTTCGGGGCGGTAACGTTAAAATAAACATGGACCTTCAACATTTCAAAACTTTTGCCGAGAACACGTCTCAGGGCATTGTAGGGCTGTTGAGACCTTTAAGAGAAGGAAAAAAAATTTTAAAGCTAAATAATACCACGCTTGGAGGGTTAGCGACCGACTACTTGTACCTTTGCGACGAACCTGAAGTGACCACGTACGTTTTCAAAATATGCAAGGAAGTTAATAGTCTGTCTGACCACGAACTAAAAGTTTCCAAAGATATGGAAGAGTTGACCTCGTTTCTTCCACATTTTAATAGGGTGATAGAAGTCCATAAAAACGTCAAGTGTTTTGTGCCGGAGGAAAAGTACTTTGGAAAACTTTGTGAAAAATTTAACCCTTTCCAGAACCACAACTGCTTCAGAGACGTTAGCATCATCGAGTACATACCGTCAAAGTTGACGTTGTTAAAGTATATTGAGAAACGCAGTTTCAAAGGGTATACTGACACCTTGCTACATCAACTTATTTTAGGGTTGTTTATAGCTCAACAAGAGAAAAATTTTTGCCACTACGATCTTCACTTGGAAAATGTCCTTTTGAGAACTTGTGCGGCCAGGACATTTTTCTGGTACAAATTCTCCTACAAAGGTGCCATTATGGACAGACTAGTGTATTGCGGAGGGTACTTTCCCGTGATTTTTGATTACGGGTCGGCGTACTCAAAAGGGTTGGACTCTACCAGTTACAACAACAGTCTGTATTTTACAAACAAGGGGTACACCCCCTACATGTTTGACGAAATAGTAGACTTTAGAACTTTGATGGTCAGATTGAGCAACGTTCGCGGTTGTCCCGAAGTACTAAAAAAGTTGACATACAATTACTTTTTAAAGTCCAAACATCTTAATTTCAAGATAGATAAAAAAACAGGGTGGCTCAAGTCCAATTTTCCTAGTTGCTCTAGAAAAATTTGCGCGTTGCTGAGTGCCACGTTTGACGAGTGCGACATACTGGAAGACGACTTTATGAGTAGAGAGTTGGAAGACGTGATCGAGTTGTTGGGTGTACTGATCAAGACCCCCTTTACTTACAAAGACTTTGACACTAGTACTCTGACGGACGTGTTCCGCCGATTTACGCGAGAGTGGTCTAAAATTGACCATTGGTTCACGTCTCCTGACGACAAACTCAATATTTTCAAGGCGATTGTCACGGTCATCAACCAGCTCATAATTGATACCGAGTCGAACGTGGACGCGTCGTCTGTGATCGATAAACAATTTCGACTAAGGCTGTTTGAAATTTTGGACAAGTACGGCGAGTTTGTAAACATTGACGATCTCGACTCTTCGGGTCTCATGGTGTCCATTGTCGACATGTCTTTCTTTGTAGAGTCGATTTGCACCAAAGAGTGCGAGTTGTACCAGAAAAATTTTAATTTTTCTCACTTGGACTCTTGGACCATATTCAAGGCTTTAGAAGAGATTGTGGTTCCCGAGAAGCCTTTTAAATTCCAAAAAGATGACGCTGTAGTCTTGTTTGATTGCGTAGACAAGACAACGTCCTCTTTCGAACTGACCGACACCGAGATAATCGACCAATTGAACAGGACTGACGACTTGCACACTCAAATAAGTTTGATCAACAACTTGAAGATTGAAGACTTTTTGTGAGATGTGACTGTAACAAAAAAATTACAAGTTTTCAATTTTATGGTTAAAAGCACCATAACAGTTTGCTAGTGGATTTTGGCCGTTTTACAAAAGTTATGGTTCATTATACCATTAACTTGAAAAGTTGTAAAAGAACCGTGACATATACCCTTGCCGTCCGATTTTGCTAGTGGATTCTTACGATCGGGGAGTGCCGCTCCCCAGTCTGATAGTCTGGTCTCGTTACTTTTTTTAAGGTTCTAGTAAACCTTAAAAAGACTAGCGGTCCGAAACGGTTTCCGCTCGTACCTCGCTCCCCGTGGTCGCCTTCGGCTCCCCGTGGTCGCTGCGCTCCTCGGGGGAGCGCTAGCCGCTTCCGTTCCGAGACGGTCCCCCATCAGTTTGATAGTACTCGTGGTTGTCGACAACCCATAAAAGTTGCAACTCTAGACCCCCTTGGTTGTCTTGGGGGGTATCGTGTTTGAGCACCGGTCGTAGTCGCCGCGAGTACTGCGTACTCGGTCGGATGCCGTTTGAAAATTTTAAAAAGTCTGAAAATAATTTTTTTTAAAAAAGTTGACGGATCCCGTCCGAGACGACATGTCGTCCGAGACCGGCTCTCCCAGTCGCGTCCGGCTCCCCGGGGTCGCTGCGCTCCCCGTGGTCCGCTAGCCGCTTCGGGTCCGAGACGGTTGCCCCCGTGATCGCTCGTACCTCGCTCCCCGTGATCGCTGCGCTCCCCCGTGGTCGCTGCGCTCCGTCAGTTTGATAGTACTCGTGGTTGTCTACCACCATAAAAGTTGCAACTCTAGACCCCTTGGTTGTATACCACCATAGCGTTGCAACTTTTCTCGCCCTCTTGGGGGGTTACCGTGTTTGAGCACCGGTCGTAGTCGCCGAGAGTACTGCGTACTGCCGTAGGAAAAATTTTAAAAGTCTGAAAATAATTTTTTTTAAAAAAGTTGACGGATCCCGTCCGGGACGACATGTCGTCCGAGCCCGGCTCTCCCAGTCGCGTCCGACTCCTCGGGGGTCCGCTAGCCGCTTCCGTTCCGAGACGGTTGCCCCCGGGGTCGCTCGTACCTCGCTCCCCGTGGTCGCTGCGCTCCCCCGTGATCGCTGCGCTCCCCGGGGTCGCTGCGCTCCGTCAGTTTGATAGTACTCGTGGTTGTCTACCACCATAAAAGTTGCAACTCTAGACCCCTTGGTTGTATACCACCATAGCGTTGCAACTTTTCTCGCCCTCTTGGGGGTTACCGTGTTTGAGCACCGGTCGTAGTCG